GTTGCTCAAGACACCATACATATTCTTCTTCTGTTTCGCCTTTCCAGGCAAAAACAGGTACACCAGAAGCAGCAATTGCGGCAGCAGCGTGATCTTGAGTAGAGAAGATGTTACAAGAAGTCCAACGAACTTCTGCACCCAATTCAACCAAAGTTTCAATTAAAACAGCAGTTTGAATGGTCATGTGGATACAGCCGAGAATTTTCGCGCCTGCAAGAGGTTTTGCAGCTGAGTAGCGTTTACGCAAACCCATCAGGGCTGGCATTTCTGCTTCTGCAAGTTTGATTTCTTTGCGACCAAATTCAGCTAGTGTGATATCGGCAACTTTATAATCTGTAAATGAAGCATTAACCGCGTTCATCACGATCTCCTTATAAAAAACAATTGATCATTCAGTTCGCGGATGCCGTTTGTGACATAGCAAACGCATTGCTATGCTGGTCGAGCCTGGCGATTTTACATTTCGTGCCTGTAAAACGTCGCAGCATCCCTCGACTAGCGCAATATTGTACTTGGAAATTGATTCAGTTCCAATCATGTTTTGTTTATTATCACCACAAACATATTTTTGAGATCGAATGATGGCTTTAGAGCTTCCTCAAGAGTTGGCAAATTTAGAAGCCAACGGCGGGATTTATGCAGTATGGATGCTGCTACGACACTTAGGCATTGACGCCGATATTCAACAATTGATTGAAGTGTGTGGTTATACGCCAGAGCAGGGCACAACCACAATTGGCTTGGCTGTTGGACTGAAAAAGTTTGGCTTTAAGGTGCAGTTTTATACCGACCCCGACCTAGATTTACAAGATTCAGAAAAGTTAAGTTATGCCAAAGCTGAACAGCTTAAATTGCCTGTATTGGCGGCAATCGGCTATCAGCAAATACAGCAGGTATTTGATGAAAATAAATTTGTGATTGTCTATTACGACACTTTAGAAGGAGTGGGCAATCACTCATTGCTATATTCTATTAATGACGCTGAAATTTGTTTCTTTGATAGTTTTGATTCGATGCCTGCGACTGTATTTGAACGACAGCGTCAGCAAGAAGGTATTTGCAGACAAGTAATTGTGGTCGAAGTCTAAGCGCTATAAAAAGTTCAAGCTCGATTCAATGACGATTCGAATTATGCAAAAATTGTCTAGCCCATCAATTGATCGGCTAGAGAAATGAATTACTCCGCCGCATCTGCTTTTTGTGTCCAATATTCAGCTTTGTTTTCATCAGCATCTACACCCAAAGCATTTGCATAAATAAAAGCAAGATCACGCATGGCTTGAACTTCGCCTAATTCTGCTGCTTGCTGAACCAATGCCACAGAGCGAGCGACATCTTGTTCAACCACATCACCACGACGGTAATAGCCTGCCAGCTCTAAAATAGCGGCAGGATGTTGTGCATCACTGGCTTTTTTAAGCCAGACAAAAGCATCTTTAAAGTGTTGTTTGGCATCTTCAGGGTCATCTTGCTGAACGTCTTTGGCATATACGGTATAGCCTTCACCAAGCCAATACATCGCTTCGATATGTCCATTTGCGGCAGCTTTGAGTGCCCATTGTTCGGCAAGTTCAATATCTTCATTAAAATCGCTTTGCATATACAGCACCGCCACTTCAAATTGGGCTTCGGCTTGTCCTGCAATAGCGCGGTTCATTAGCGCAGGAGAGATAGAAACAGATTCTGACATAATGCTATCCAGCAAAATTACAACATAAGAATATGCGATAGCCTAAAAGGTCTGCAGGGAAAAAGCCATCTTCGATGTGATTTTATTTTCTAAAACTAGGGTCTGTTGATTATTCAATTATGCAGACAATAACAAAAAATCACTTGAGCGATATCATCAACTTTCAATATGCTGAATCTTAAATAACGACATGATGAGAACAATAAAATGGCAAATTTTTTAACCGCTGAACAAGCAAAAGTTTATTCAGATTATGCCAAGCTAGATATTGAATTGTACAAGCAGCGTTTGGCGTCTTTAATTGAAGAGAATGCTAAGCAGGGCAATACTGCAGTTTTTACCGTGCTGCCAAAACATTTACCTTTAGAAGATATTCGGAGTTTATCGGCGCAGTTGACTGATTTAGGTTATCAGGTGCGCTTTGAGTTAAATGAGTTCTTTTATAGCTTTAATGTGTATTGGATTTAAATTCAATCCTACGACATTACACGGAATAATTTTAGTGCAATGTCATAGGTTTATATTTCTTGTTTGGGTTTTGTTTAAGTATTTGTAGTGTGTTCTGCCAAAACTTCCAACGCTGCGCGAAAAGCTTCCTGTGTTGCAGGTGCGCCACAATAGGGCAAGCTGTGTAACAAGACTTCCTGAATTTCTTCGACACTTGCACCGTTATTTAGTGCACCACGAATATGCCCTTTAAGCTCTGTCGGGCTCTTTAATGCAGTTAAAAATGCGATCGTAATTAAGGAGCGGTATTTGCGCGGCAACACACCTTCGCGTTGCCAAGTTGAACCCCATGCATGCTCATTAATCCAGTCTTGCATCACATTAATGTAAATGCTAAATATCTTTTAATTATCAATACCTTGTGTATTTTATTATAAATTACAGCACTTTAATTTAATAAGTCACTTGTCGATTAACAGCGATTAATAAAGATTAACGAGTATTAAAGCATATCGAATTACGCCATAATTTACGCCATCTGAGAAAAACATAAAATGGCGTAAAAATGGGAACAATCACACAGCGCAAAAGCGTCAGTGGTGTCATTCGTTATCGTGCTGAAATACGCATTAGACGTACTGGTCTGCCAGAATATAAGGAAAGCAAAACCTTTGGCACTATGCGCACTGCTTCAAACTGGCTCAACAAGCGTGAGCAAGAGATAGCAGACAANCCTGATATTTTGCTCGGTATCAATAATAAGTCAATGACGATTGCTGCTGCTATCGCAAAATATAAAGAAGAAGTGGGTGATGAATTTGGTCGCACAAAAAATAGGTCGCTTGATTTAATTGCGAAGCTACCCATTGCTAGGGTGCATTTAGAGCAAATCAATGCTACCCATGTTTCTGAACACGTAGCTCTACGAAAGAAAGGTTATAGCAAATTAGGTCTTGATCCAGTCCTACCATCAACCATCTTAAATGAGCTTCAAAACATTAAATCCATCCTGACCCATGCTTCTGTGATGTGGCGTATCAATGTTAATTTGAATGAATTTAATAATGCCTGCCTGCAACTCAGAAAGACACGTCAGATCAAGAAGTCAGACAAGCGAGATCGACTACTATCTAATGCTGAATTAAAAAACCTATTGCTTCACTATCTTGATAAGTGGAATCGCGGGCGAACTGCATACCCGATGCACCTGATAGTCTTATTTGCTATTTTCTCATGCAGACGGCAAGCAGAGATAACTCGAATACGGTTAAGCGATTATGATGAAGAACATCAATCGTGGATGGTTCGAGATTTAAAAAACCCTAACGGCTCAAAAGGAAATCACAAGCATTTTAATGTGTTTCCAGAGTGTCAAAAAATCATTGAGCTTTTAATGCGGGATGACGCAAGAGCGAGAATGCTAAAAATGGGCGGTGATAGTGATTTACTTGTACCGCTTTCTGCCGTTGCTATAGCATCTGAATTTAACCAGTCCTGCCATATTCTAGGTATGAGTGACTTTAGGTTTCACGATTTAAGGCATGAGGGCGCAACACGACTTGCTGAGAGTGGATTAACCATTCCGCAAATACAGCAAGTCACATTGCACGACACTTGGAGCAGTCTTGANCGATATGTGTCAGTAAAAAAGAGGGCNANCATTTTGCAATTGGATGACCTGCTACAGATCATTGGTGAAATGTAGCAAAGTCTTTTGATGCGCTCTGATGCTCCTTATCTAGCGCATCTGCCAAATCCCGCAAGTTTACGAAATATGGCGCTGTACGGCTTTTTTGATCCAGCTTGAACACTGGAAAGGGGAACTTGTTTTCAGTCGCCATTTGATGCACGGTTGCTTTTTTTAGGGATGGGTAGTATTCATCCGCAACATCAAGCAACTTCACAACAACCGCACGATGCTTTAAAAACAAGTAATCATAAGTTGAAAACTGCAATACTCCCATCATTTCACCTCCAATCTTTTACCCGCTTTAATTTCTTCATCGGTGGCGTGTCGAACGCTTGGCGGCTTCCAGCAAAAACCCTTGTAGTCTAACCAAACACCGCCATTTTTATAGACACCAAGTACGGGCCATAAAATAGTGTTCTTGGGGTGTGTTTTAATAACCTTATCCCCAACCTCAAAAATATTGTGCTGGCGACGGTATTCCAACAATGTTGCTTCTTTTACATTGCGCCAATTCTCACCATGGTTAGCTAGCCAAGGTGTGCTTCTCTCTTTTGCTACTTCATAGCCACCAAGTTCATTAATGTAATCAGTTACTAGATTCACTGGACACCTCCAAACAACTTTCTACATCTGCGATGGCTTTGCGCAATTCACCAATATTTACTGTTTTATCTCGAACACCTGAATCACCCAAAGTCCAAGAGTAAAAATGATCATCACTTGGCGCATTTGCTACAATCTCTTTTGAACTCTCGTAGCCATGAATCCCAACCAACTCATGACTTTCGACAAGGCGCTTTAGGTCGGTATAATTTAAGTCCATTACCAGTGGGGCATCGTCAGTCAAAATATGCTTCGCGTATTCCCATCCATGGTTTTTTATAAACTCATTCGCTTTCAAGACACTTCTCCCAGACTATCAACCACGCCAAACTTGTCATGCTTTGATATGTAGCTACTCAGCACGTGATAATACAAATCCGCATCACTACCAACTTCAAGAATCACACCAGTGCCATTATTTACGCGCCGCCTTAAAGTTGCCTCTAGCTTACGAACAAAGCCGCTATGCAAGTGATGTGACTCACTCGCAATGTTGTATAAAGAACCTGTTTGACCTGCATCTAACACCAAATTAAACGGCTTCTCTTTGTGTAGTTCGCCGATGATGAAGTTCGCTACAGCAATGTTTGTTTATTGAATTTCAGTCATTGGCTGGCTCCTGAAAATCATTAATATCAAAACACCATTTATCAATCATAACTGTTAGCTTCCTTGCGCCTGAATTACATAGCTGCGTATCTGGGCCAAAACCGAATCAAGCTCCTTAATGTTAATATTCTGGCTGAACATTTGACATAAAGCATGACCAGCTACACTACCCATAAAGTGTATGGCTTCAATCTCATTTTGATCAGCAATTTCATTTGCTGCTTGGTTGAAATAAGTATTACTAAACGCTTTGGCTAACTCAGTTCCATTTTCAGCAATCAATCCAACTGGTTCGATGTGACTGATTACCAACATAGGTTTATTAGTCATTGGCTGGCTCCTGAGCAGCTTCGATCATGGCTGTGTAATCTTTTGATAAGCGCTCTACAAACTTTCTGTGTTCACCCATTGAGGCGGGGAAAACCTTACCTTTCATATATGCTTCAATCTGCTTAGGAGTTATCTCAATAGGAACAACCGCAAACCCTTCCAGCACCGCTTTGGCTTTGGCTGCTTGCCATGCTTCCCAAGAAACATCTATCTTTAATGGGTCGCTAAAAAAGTAGCCGCTAGGTGTTCTAAATTTGGCTAAATCGCTTTGCTTCAAGCCTGTATGACTTTCACAATACCACGCCTCAAACGCTTCTCTTTCTTTATTAATATCCATCACGCCACCTTTGCCAAATTAATCTGACGATGCACTTCCACAAATTTAGACATCATTGAATTGTCCAGATCATTCACAAAAGATTTGCCATATTTAAGCCACTGTAAGCTGAACAACTTAAAGCGCCCAATCATGTAGTCATTCATTAAATAACTCGGCTGAACTTGACCGCGCTTTGCAAATATCTCGCCAGTTTTCGTACCTTTTCGGATAACAACACGGTCTTTTTTGATTTTGATTTCATGCCCACCACGCACACACCACTCCATAAATGCAGGGCATAGCTCGTTTGGTAAGTGAGAAATTGTATTGATGTGCTCGGTCATGCTGTGCCACCCACTGCGACCAATTCCGCTTTCTTGCCTCTGCATTGATCTGCAACCTGTTGCTCGTATTCAGTACCCCTGAATTGCGTGTAGATAATCCCGAGTTCTGCAATATCTTTAGTATTGCCGATGCGCTCAACAGCTTCTTGGTATGCTTCAAGCAAAGCTTCTTCTTGTGAGCGACCATCATTCAGCCAAGCCAAAATTCGCTTACCTGTCTCTCGGGTAATAACTTCACCCTCAGGATTAAATAGCTTCGTACGATCTTTTGTAGGTACAGCCACATGGTTTTCATGCAGAACATCTAGCGCCACTGTCAATTCATACTCATATCCATCGCGCTGCTCAGCTTTCATGCCAAGTTTTAGAATCTTTTTACCTTCACCTTGCACAGTTTCTGTTTTGGCACGCGTTGTTGTGATGATGTGCATGTCAGTCTGCAACATTGCATCAATAAACTTACGGTGCTTAGGTGTGGTTTCAGACCATGCTGACCAAGTATTACCTTTAAAGCGTGCAGCCGCCTTATCGTTAATTTCCAAACACCCGCCAGTACCTATCCACTCATGCGATGCACTGTCAATAATCAGCACCTCATAACCCATGTTATATGCAGCTTGGATAGCACCAACAAAACGCTCTGGAGAGTAGGGTGGGCGCAAAGGCAAGGTGTCAAATTTAAATTCCGATGCATACAAAGATGCAGATTCATTTTCTGTATCAATAACAGCAATTTTTTCACCAAGACCAGCAGCCATTTGAAGCAAAGCTTTTAAGCTTAGAAACAAAGCGTTTTTTGTTCTTTGGCGCTTAATTAGCGTTTCGACTAGCTTGTTTTGAGAAGTGTTTGATTTAGTTGTCATGGCTGCCTCCGAATACTTGGCGAAGGGCAGCAACGACTTGTTTGATTTCTTCTTCGGTGCGCCATGCTCCCATATTTATAAAACGCCTATACGGCACGCTCGGACTCATAAACAATTGTGAACATATCCAATTACTGTCTGTGTGCTAAAACACCAGTAGGTTTCACCCTCTTTCGGCTCAAAAGGCGCAGGAACTTCAATCCCATTGATTGTGATAGTGCGAGGCTTAAGGCGGAATTTCATCCAATCTGGTGTGTTTAAAAACATAGATAAATCAAGATTCATGTGGTGCTTAATGTTTTCCCATTTATCCACACTATCTTTAAACTCAACTTCTTCACCACTCGCCAAGGCAATCAGCGCTTCTTTGCCGCTAATTAACTTGCCTTCATTAACTTTTGTGTTCATAATTGACCTCGTTGTATGCAAGCCCGCCTGATTTGATCGTCTGCGGGCTTTTTTGTGTTTACGAGGTTGATTATTCAATATTGAATTAATTTAGTCAATAATTAATTATTCAAAAGTGAATAAAATTGTAATTATTCTTAGTCATTATTGTTTTAGCTATTCAAAAATAATAAAAAATGCCCACCGAAGTGAGCTAGAAATACATTTCTATCAATTACCATTTATCTACTGACGACCACCAAAACACCCAGCCAAGAAGCCTAACTTCATTCTGCCACTGGTCTGCTGTCATTAACTCCTCTGGATACTCTGGATTATCACTAACAATCTTCACAGCCCCAAATGGTTGTCTATAAAGACGCTTTACTCGCAGCATCCCACCGTGATCAAAGGCATAAATCTTTCCATCCTTGATCGTTTGCTTGCTCTTATCCACCCCAATTGCAGCACCATCAAGAATAGTATTTTCCATACTTTTACCTGAGTTGGTAGCACACGCAGCATTGCCAGGTTCTACGCCTGCATTNTTGAGNGTTCTTTTACTAAATCTCAANTTTCTACCTTGTTCTTCAATGACTTGTGAATGTCCGCTTCCTGCGGAAAAACAAACTTCCTTGAAATATGGTAGCTCAATATCATCAGATTCCATAGGAGTACCATCATCCCATAACTCAAATGTTGTCAAATGAGCATCTGGAGCGGTAGTAGGCTTTGGTCTAGACACATCACCGTATTTTAGATCGGCTAATTCCACGCCAAAAAACTTAGCATATTTTTCTAAAGTCTTATCACGGACGTTTTCACTTTCGCCATTAATGATTCTTCTAGTTGTTGGTTGGGGTAATTCACCATTAGTAATTTCACTCAGAGAATTGGCATTTAGATTCTTCTGAGATAACAGAAATTTTAAATTCGTTTGTACTGACATCTCACTATATCTCATGTCCACATCAATACCCCTATTGTTTTATTCATTTAAGAATAAAGCCAATTCATAAAGTATTCAATAGTGATTGACTTTAATTCAATTATGAATAATTATAAGCGGACGAAATTGGAGTTTTGAGATGGGACACGACCAACAAATCCAAAAAATGTTAACCGAACTTACCAGTGCATTTACTCAGGACGCTCTAAGCGAACTGATTGATGTACCACAAGGAACTATCAGCAAGATCAAAAACGGAAGACTGAAAAACTTCAGCCATCAAAAAGCTGACTCTATTCGGTCTTTTTATTTGACTTGGAAAAGCACTCAACAAAAAACCCCAGCTGGTCAGAGCTGAGGTCGATGTTCAAAAGGAGATACCCAATATGAACATGCAAATCTTAACATGCAATGAAGGCTTAGTAAAAGTAAGCCAACGCAACGAATCAAAAGAAGTCACAACCACTTCGTTAAAAGTTGCTGAGTTTTTTAATAAGCGCCACACAGAAGTTTTGAGAACAATACAAAACCTAGAGTGCTCGCCAGAATTTCGCCAACGCAATTTTGCGTCGGCTGAATATTTAGACAAGCAAGGTAAACCACGCCCAATGATCGAAATGACCAAAGATGGTTTTACATTCATTGCAATGGGGTTCACTGGTAAAGAAGCAGCAAAATTCAAAGAAGATTACATCAATGCGTTTAATGAAATGCACGACTTCTTAAATTCAGAACAACTCAGCCTAATTGCTCAATTTAACAAAGCCTTACTCGAATTTGAACAGGCTTCTGATATTGCAAGCCAAGCAGGACGTACCCTTTCGTTGTTTGGTCGCAAGATCAAACCACTGGCAGCGGAAAAAGTTGCAGCACTTGAGACTCAATTGCAGCCTCAATTGTTTGGGGGTGATGCATGAATATAGGCATCGATTTTGATCGATTCAAAAAACAGGAAACTACGCTAGTTATGTCCAACTACACAAAAACGCCAAACTCAATTATTGATGATCTGGTGATGGCACAGGTTAGCGATAAGGCGTTCAAGTGTCTTGTGTTCATCATGCGCCAAACAGTTGGTTTTAACCGTGAATCTCACACAATCGCAATTACTCAATTCCAAAAGTATTGCGGCATTAAAAAACGCGACACGGTTATGACTGCAATTCGTGAACTTGAGCAATGCAAATTGATCACTGTTGAGCGAAAAACGGGTTGTCTTAATGAGTATTACCTAACCCTCAACCAGTACCATCAAGCGGTACTAGTACCTTTAGATGGTAGTACCACCAAACGGGACGGGACTAGTACCGCGAAAGGTGACGGGACTAGTACCGTCAAACGGGACCCTATTAAAGAAACACTTAAAGAAAACTTTAAAGAAATATATCCATTAGAGAGCGAGCAAAAAAAATCGTCAGTGGATGATGTTCTGAATCTTTGGATTCCAAATCTGAGCTCACTCAATGCATGGCTGCAAAGAGCGGGTGAAAAAGCAATGAGCCAAGATGAGGTTAATCACTGGCTTGTTGAAATCAATGCTCACTACGAACCAAAGATCAAAGTTGGCTTGGTGTCGGAAAACCAAATGTATTCCAACTTTGTGAAGTGGGTGAAGCGCAACTATAAAAAACCAAAACAATCACAACATCCTGAAAAACCACAATCTGCAAAACAGCAACGTGATGACGCATGGGCTGATTACTACGCAAAACGAAATCAGCAGCAGCCGAACAACATCATTGATGTGATCGAGGTGCAGCATGACTAATTTCTTTTTTGGCCCACAGCAAGCACAGCAACTCATTGACACCATGCGCGTCATTCACGGCAACCTGTTTACCCATCAAATGGGTAACGTGTCACCTGAGCAGGTCGAAACTATCATCACAGGCGCAATGGTTGGCGTGTCTGAGGCTCAATTTCACTTTGGATTAGCCCAACTAAGCACACAAGCTTACTGCCCATCTATAGCGCAATTTAGAGCGTTATGTGTATCTGGTTCGTGGTGGTCAGTTGATGAAGCATGGGCGCGTGCATGTGAATACACCAAAGACCGCAACAAGAACAAGATCACCACACTGGCGAAATACGCACTGGAGCAAGTGGAGCACTTGATCACGATGGGCCAGATGCGTGAGGCACAAAGTCAATTCAAGGGTGTTTATAACGCCAATCTACTCAAGGCACAGGTTAGCGGTAAATCACAGGAGTTTTACAAAGCACCTTTGCAGATCGGAACGAAGCAAATCGCTGAGGAAAAAACCACGGCACAAAAAGCGGGATTAACAAAGAACAGCAGTGATTTGACTATGGCTAACCGATTGCGTGATGCAGGGCAGTGACACCAAAA